TTAATAGTGCCAGTAGATGTAACCTCTGCACATTCTAACTCTAAGTCAGAGAAATCCATACTATGTGATTTATCTAAAGCCATCTTTATTCTCCTTAGTTAAGCTTCAGTGGGGTTATTACACCCCACATCCACAAGTTAGTTGTTAGCTACCGTACTCAGGTATAAACTCAACCAATAGGCGGGCAGTACCCGCAGTCCAAGCAAAGTCATCCCAGTCCGCACCGATGTAAGCATCCGCCGTAGTCACAGTACCAATATCTGCACCGTCACAGGCGATATCAGTATCTGCGGTCAAGGCACCTACAGCGATAACAGCATCAATACCATCAGCATCAATAACCGTATTGTCCCTCTCATAAAGACCGATATTCATGGTAGCTGCATCCGAGCTAAGCCATGCAGTCTTTACCATGAGTTTTGCGGACTCTATTAAAGAGCCGTTAGGTATGAAGGCGTTTTCCCCAGACGGAGAGTCAGGGGTGGTACCCCCACCTACGTCCTGAGTAAACCATGTAGCCACAGTGGCACCTAGATGGTTAAAGTCGAAGTCAACTACAAGAGTCTTCCTCAAACCGTTACCGGGCACCACACGAACTACAGGCTTAGTTACGGTATCAAATGTACCGAAACGCCGTACTAGACCGTCATCGTTAGTATAATAATTAGCCATAGTTGTATCCTCCTTTAGGAAACCTGATCGTCGTCAGTTAAAACGCAAACCAAGTTCTCTTCACGGTACAACGATATACCATAACGAGCCGTAGTAATATACTCCTCACGCTGGAGATCTTTGTTGAACTCTGAATCAACGGTAGGCATTTGACGCCACGCACCGACAAAGGGAACCACGCTAGATTCAGCGGAAAAGAACATATTAGCTTTACCGGAAGCTGTAGTCAAGCCACCAATGGTCTCATTTGCAGTAGCCAAGTAGTTTGACTCGTACACATCGAAACCGTAGATGTTCTTGATAAACCTCATACCTGTAGTAAGGCCAGTATTGATGATACCTTCCCACTGAGGGTTATTAGACACATTGACAATGTTCGTCAAGGTCTCCAATTCAAAACCTACAGAAGGGTCCACTATCGCTACGAGCTGAGACAAAGGCACATTAGCCTTCTTCAGAGCGAACTTAGCTTTCGCAAAGTCTTTAAGAGCCATAGTTTCATTAGTACCTGAACCGACATACCTATGTTCAGCGCCATTGATAGAGTTAGTATTTGCAGCCGTCTGCGAAGCAGAAAGATTTAGAATATCAGTCTCTAGTTTTTCCTCGATAGCCCGACGCTCTTTTGGAATGAACTGCGAAAGCAGCTCATTTGCATAGAAAGCATCTTGTAAAGCTTTACGAGTAATATAGTGAGCAGAGCCTACGTATTCACCAATGGTAAACTGGAATTCACCAGTGTCCATCGCTTCGTACGTTACCGGGGAGTTCTCTACGATATCCTGAACCGTAGCCTGACCTATCGAAGGGATAGTAAAAGTAGTGCCATCAGGAAATTCAGTCAACCAGCGAACCCACCGTGTAGCTTCTAGATCATCCTCAAGGATGTCTTTCAGCTCTCCACTCCATACCTCGGACCTAATTAAGTGGTCCATGTTTGAGGTTTGAAATGCCATTGGTTATTCTCCGTTATTTATTAAAAAAAGCGGCCCCCAGTCTTTTAGCATAGGCTTGCATAGCAATCTGAGTAGCTGGTTTATAGTACTCAGCAGAGTTTTCTCTACGAAGTTTTCTATAGAACAACTGTGAACCTTTTACTACGTTGGTTCCTTGCGTTTGCAGAGCCTCAGTATTTATACTGGAAGTCATTGTGTCAAGCTTACTTGACGTGGGTAGTTCTGTAGTTAAACCCATCAAGGTGAGGAAAGCTGAAGGAGATTTTTCCGCTGTTTTTTGAGCATCTTCAGGTGTGATCCCTAGCTCAGTACATCTACTTACAAATATATCTTGCGCTTTATCTCCAAACTTCTGCTTCATAGCTTTATCAACGGCTAATAGATTAGAAGTTGTGAGTCTCTCTGTCTCTCTTTGGTCAACTACACTAGACGCTACTCTAGCTATTGTCTCCTCGTCCAGTACGGTAGACGTGGTATCGCCTGCTACTGAGCTGTGGGACTTTATCTCTTTAAGTATGTCTTCTGCCGATAGCCGCTTACTTAAGTCTTCTCGTAGCTCCTGCTGCTCACGTTCAAGATTCTGAATGTGCTCTTGGGCAGGTACAATAGACTTCAAAGCCTCATCTACATTAGCATACTTCTTACCTTCTCCTACTAAAGCTTGTACCGAGTCCGGTACAGAACCTTCGCTAGTCAAAGTATCTGTTGGTTGTATTACTGGTTCCTGTTTGTCAACTGGTTTCTTACCATCGGTACTAAATATATTGTCTTTGTCTGTAGACATTCTGTTACTCTCCCTTGGTCAAAGGTTCAATTAAAGTTATTAGTTCGTTTGCTAGTTTTTGGTATCCGTTCTCGTAGGCTTGATACTCAGACCACGCGGGTACATCAAAAGATCCCCTAGCTATCTGTTTCTTACGGCTGTCCTTATCTTTTTCTTTTACTATCTTGTAAAGAACATCAAACAGTTCCTTATTACTGAGCAAGTACTGCCGAAACTTCAGTCTTTTCTCTTCGTCCTTTATGTGTTTAGTCCAGCGAATATCCATTAACGCCTACCAAACGGCCCGGACTTAAAGAAAGCCCTCATCATGCTTCTAGCATTAACCTCTGCCGCACTTCTATGTTGGGTTGTTCCCAAAGCTTTACGTATGCTCCCTCCTAGTATTGATCCAAAGGCTCCTCTAGGAGAGGGTTGACCCTTACGGGGGCGTAAACCTATTGTGGGTATCTTCCTACCCACTTTGGGTGCAAAGGCTCTCCGTATAGGTAGAGCAGCAGGCGGTTTAGGAGAGGGCTTCTGGCCACCTGTAAATCTAGGGTCTCCAGAACGGATAGGATCTATCATTCTCCTTAACTTTTCAGGGTCTCTCTCCCTTCTTTTCCTGGTATCCCCGATTATCTGGGAACTTCCTAGTAGAGCTGAAGATATATTTCCAAATAGGGCCATTAGCTTAAGATCTCCTCACCTTCGTCTTCTACGGATATTTCCTGCTCTACTTGTAGATCTTCCGCAAAAGCATTCATTAACTTTTGTGTTTTAGCTTGTTCCTCAATAAAAGCATTCTCTTTTATCAGACCAAACCTCTCTAAGTCCAACATGTCTTCTACTAATTTAGCTAGTTGGATACCACTTACATGGGGTTGGATTATCCCGGCTAGAGGACTACTGAATATACCCACTAAGTTCTGAGTCATCTGTGCTTTAGCAGCGAAGTGCCTAGCACCTATAGGTCTGAGCTTCCCTTTAGCTGTTATATCTGCCTTAGTTACAGACATAAATTCTACTACACCAATGTCATCGTCCATAACTCTGATAACATCGGGGACTTCCATCTCTCGTTTAGCTAGTTCAAACATACGATTGAGGATAGGTTCTAGGAAGTTAACTTCAAAGTTAGTTACCTTGCTCTGGAAGATTCTTCCCGCTGCATTCTGTAACTGTTGTACCTCGAAGGCTGTCTTCTCCCCTGGAGTTCTAATACCCATAGCCTGTCTAGGTGCCCCTGCCATCTCTTCCATCTTGTTCTCTAAGATATCTATCTGCAAGTCTGCATTAAGAGCTGTAGCATCAGGCTTTAAGAAGGTGATGTCCCCGTCATCTCCCAAGAATACTTCCTTACCGGGACCATACTCGTACTCCTCTACGTCCCCCCTGATCCCTACCATAGGATGCGCTATAAAATCAAACACATCAGCCTTCAAGTTTTCTAGATGGTCTATACGATACTGCATACCTACAAGGTTATCTAAGGGTCCCATGGCATAAAGGTTATCGGGCCGTAGTCTCCAGCCTACATGTACCTTGCTAGACTTGCCTAGCCAGGACGGGTTAGGTTTCTTAAGCAGGACAACACTTTTATCAAGAATATAAATAATATGGTCAACAAGAAGCTGATTAGTATCTTCATCGTAGATATCTCCCTCAAACTTTAGAATTTCTACATAGTTAGATTGGTAGTATTCCGATAAAGAACCAAAACCATCTACTAAAAACCCCGCAGCTTTATCGACATCTGTTTCTTTATACTGCGATACACTATGACGAACAGACTTGATCTGGTCTAATGCTTCTTGTATATAGTCCTGTTGCTCTGGATGGACCCTTAGCTCTGCTTCTAGTTCTCCAATAGTCTTTATGTATCTAGTAATCTTAGGGGACTTATCGAAGGTGTCCGCTATAGGATTGAATAGGATATCAAAGGGGGAGATCCTACGTGCTTCTGGACCTATATAAGTGTCTACCAGTTCCCCAGTTCCTAGAGTCTTCGAGGAGTCCGTCCAAACAACTTCAGCAAAACAATTACCATAGTCTATATAATCATACACTAATTGACTGATAACAGTTCTGAAATTACCTTCCCTAGTCTTGTTAGCCATGTAAGTCTCTACGGCCTTCCTCTTCTCCTCTATCTGATCTTCAGCGGCGTAACCCTCCCATCTTAACCACCTATCATTAGGAAATAAAGCAGCTAAGTAGTTAGCATGTAGATTGTCTCTGATCTGGCAGAGCTTAGGGATTGTAGTCTTATTCTTCCAAGGTAGTTGACTATTAGTAGTCTTCGTAGTATCTGTAGCAAAGATATAATTACGCAGTTCCTTCTTCTCGTCTATCCAAGGTCTACGCTGTTGATGCCATTCCTCATACTTATTAGCTATATTAACTGCCAACAGTTTACGATCTAAAAGGTGTTGTATTTCTAAGACTTTGCCAGCTATCTTACTGTCCTCTCTCTTTCTTTTTCTTTAATGCCACTGCACCCCACCAAACCTATTATTAAAATCTACACTATTATTTATAGAGCTAGACCTTCTTCGCGCCCTTACTGGAGGAACAGCTATCTCTACTGCTGACGCTAAACCATCCTTCAAGTCGTCATGTGGAGGTTTAGCTAAGATCAACTCCTCTTCTAAGAGTTGGCAGTTACCTCCCTTGTAATGCCACATAACTAAGTTGTCATATCGAGGCTCTAGTATTGCAGCTATCCTCTCATGCTTAGAGCCTTCATGTCTATTAGGTCTATACTCATCTACTGATAGAGCTAGACCGTACTGCTTGATATAACTCTCTTTTAATTCCTTGACGATAGCCGCTTGAGCTACTGTCACTTCAGCCCTAAGCTTCCTAAACTCCCACATAGTATACATCTGAAGTATGTGTTTAAAGTACTCTGATATCCTGTCAGTCTTGAAACGGTCTATATCTAACACGTATATATTCTTATCTGCGTCTACACCAACAACTACTATTGCTGTGTAATCTGCTTTAGCTTTAAGACTGAAAGCGAAGTCAATGGCCGCAGTTACGTTCAGTCTCCTCTCTCTATAGTACCAGTACGACCCTCTCTGCTCAAGAAACTTCTTGTCATAGTACTGAAACTTATCCTTAGATAACCTCATTGATTCGGGGTCATTAGGATCATTGTAGTACTGTGCGTAGAACTGGGTCCTATCTAAGTACTTAGCCTTCTTCTCAGCTAGTATGTTCATACTAAAACCAAACCACTTACCATCCTTACGTCTTTGTCGGGGCCATAGGAACTCTCCTATCCCATCCCCTCTAGATTCCACTTGTCTTTGGAACACTTCATACACATTCTCTTTATTTATAACCTCGCCTACATCGTTATAAATATACTTCTCCATACCTATCAACGTACCGTAGAGATCTTTAGGATGGTACCTAGTCCCTACTACCCACTCCTGAGAGTTCGCTGCTTCTACTGAAGCTAAGAGTGAGTACAGTTCTTCTACCTTAGTTCTACCTTCCCCTGTGTAAGCGTTCTCTTTTACTACTGTATCATCGAGAACAGCAATGTCAAAATGAAGGCCAGTGATAGTTGTAGTGAGACCAGCCGTAAGAATAGAAGGATCACGTATCCCCTCTTCTCTTCGTTTGGGGTGGTCAACTGAGATTTCTGTTGTAGTCCATCTCTCTCGTTTACCTTCATCCTTATTTATTATCTCTGGCCAGTACCTACGATATATAGGAGAAGTTAAAATATTCTTTATAAAGAA